ATATTATTGCACTAGACAACGGACAGTTTGCTGCACAACCTAACAACAGATGTCAATTCTTTGACAACAGTTTGGTAAACAATGATGCTCTACTACAACCTGACTTCAAAGTCTGCACTCAAAACTATGCAGTAGAGACACTACCTAAATGGTGGTCAGTCGGACATACAGATGAGTGGGCATATAAGACTATGGAAGAGGAAATAAATAAAGATACCTAACTAGTCGTAATGACAGCGGATCCTAGGTGCTACGGAGGAAGTTACTCTGCTAGTATCCCACAATTACAACCTAACGCACTAGATGCTGCTAACCCGAGAAACATTACTCGGTATGTGCCTAGTGACCCACGCACTAACATACAGGCAAGTGATCCTATTGTTGGTGCTGATGGAAGGTGCTACGGTCCTTACAGATCAGAGTCATTACGACCTAACCCACTGGATTCGTCTAACCCTATTCAGATAACATTAATTACACCTCCTGCAGCGGAGACAAGTGGCGAACCAACATACCAAAATCCTGCCGAGAATCCTGCTAACAGATGCTACGGTCCTGTCCCTTTACCTAACAGTCCAGAGCGAGGTAAATCTCCTGATCTACCTGTCCCTCCTACACCTCCTCCATCTACAGATGATATAGATCCTAGAGCAATAATTAGGACACTGGTAGGTAGATGTTATCCTCCATCACAGACTGCAGTAGATGGTATTGGTGCACCTGATGTTGATATACCTACCCCATCTATACCTGCACTGCAGGCAGATCCACCGATCGATATGATCTGTGATATGTTTCCATACTTACCATTCTGTCCAGAGTGTGAGAAGTATGCTACAGATCCTAGGACATGTACAGAATTTCCATTGGGTTTACCTCCTATAGGTAACGGTATATTCCCACCGACTCTTGGCACAGGAAATAAGAATTGTGATAAGTTATGGGAGTTTCAAAGAGATAATCTAGTCAATGATCTTGGTGATGGATACTGGGAGAGGACTGATACAAGAGAGACATTCTATTGTCCACCTGAGCAATCAAACAGTGGTTGGTCGAAGTGTGTAGAGGATGCACTTGACTGTCTATTCAAACCATATGTTGAGGGTGCATGGAAACCTCCTAGTCAGGAATGTGTTACTTTCTATCCTAGAGGATACAATGGTAACATCAAGTCTTTCTGTATTGCTAACTGCTACCCTGCTAGAGTTGGAATCTATGAGTATGTAAAAGGAAAGGGTAAGATACTTGCATTCAAACCATATGGTAGTGGACTTCACAACCTGTTGGGTGTGACTACAAACTATGATGGGACATGGAATGGAGATAAGATAGAGAATCCTGGCGGTAATGATATATGGAATAGCACATCAACTAAAACATACACTGCATCTCTCGGTGCAGCAACAGTAACTATCACTGTTGAGCCATACGATGACAATGGTGAATATGACAGTAGGTGGTATGCAACATACACTGGTGTCTTACCTGCTGTTGGCACCAGTAGCACCGCAACGTTTACTGGTGACACTGCCTCGTTTAATGTCTTGCTTACAGTTATAGAAGGTAATGCTGTAGGCACTAACCATGACTATGGCACATCACCTACAGCACCTGCAGGATATACTTTGACATCTAGTAAACCTGCATTCTATCTACACAGTAGAAAGAAAGATGATAGGTCAGTAGCAGTATATAAATTCTATTCTGAATCACGACAAGATACACTTCTAACAATAAAACCTGGTGAGCCTGATACATTTGGTGAAGGTGAGAGAGCAACCATGAATGCAGGAGGATATGGTTTCGTAGAGATCTTAGGATATGCATACGAAGATCCTGCTGCTATGGCACCCTTCCTTACTAACAAAGAGAAGGCAATGCCACTGCACAGATATTTCAGTAAACTATTCACACCTGCTGATGTAACTTTTGTAGGCAGTGATATTGTAGTTTCATCTACATGCTCATTCACTATCGAGTGGTCATGGAAAGATTCTCCATCAGCAGCAGGGGTCTGCCTTGACTCATTTACTATTGCTAATAGGACTTTCGTCCGTAACAATAACTATAAAGGAAGACAGACTGAATCATTTACATTAACCGCAGGCACATATCCTATTGCATTCCAGAATCTAAACAGTAGAAACATACCAATAGCAAATAGAATATACAATGATGGTAAGTCTATCTGTCTATTGGATAGTGCTCATGGTGATTGTAATGGCACGATAAGAATCTCTCGTATTGATGTGGCAAACACAGAAACAATAGAGATGGATGATCACTACTACAGTAATAGAAAGCAAACTGTATTAGAGCCGCCAACTAAGGATGCTAATAAAAATTATTATCTCATTCCATATGATGTAAGTAATGTGATAGTAATGAATATTGATTTAGAGAAAGGGAAAGCAGGATATAGAAATACTTTAATGGCATACATTGAGACAGATGGTGTGCCAAGATGGGCACAACTATTGGTCGTAGATGCAACCAATCAGACTGGTATGTCACAACATACTATACCTCTTACTGTCCTCCAACAATACGCAGGAGGTAACATAGGATTTATTCTCATACCTAATGGTGCTCAACTCAACTCATACAATGTGGGAGATACCTTTACATCATTCTCACAACTAGCTGATGGGTGGAGAATAGATGGTGTTGCATCAACTGAATCTAACTATGCACTCTTCTCTAATGATCTATTGAATCCTAGAGGATCTGTGAGTGATAGTAGAGACTACACAGTATGGAAGGGTGACCACTGGCAATGGTGGGAAGATCTAGTCGGTGGTGATAGTGACTTTGATGATTGTAAATTCTGGCATGAGGTTATATGGGCAGGTGGATCAAACATCTATGAGGGTATTGAGTGTTATGTGTGGAGTAAAGATTCACCTCCACAGGTGACTAAACCTTTACTTAATAAGAATGATTGTGATCCAAATCTATTCTATAAGAAATTTAAAGACATCATGTTGATGAGATCTGACTGTGGATCTCCTGTAGTTGATACTGGAATTGATCCTACTGATGCAGGTTGTGGTAAATGTGATGGAGAATATCTATTCCAAGTTAACAGGACACAGAAGAGTAAGATTGCAAACAGTGGTAAGTTTAGTCTTCGTAGTATGGGTGGTATCACACAGGGACTAGCAGGTGATTGTATTGTCTTCATTCTAAAATTATATAAGAATGCTAATCCTCTTTGGGAAGGCACGTTTAAGGCAGGTGATTGGCCAGAGATAGGGACTAAGTTACATGAGGAAGAATTCTTTGAAGTAACTAAAGGTGACACTATTAAATTTAAAGTAGAAGAGATCAAGAGAGGACCTGCGATAGGTAATGTCACACCACGTCTAGCAATACTTGATGAGGAATCATATCTCTTCGAGAGCTCCTTCTCTATACGTCTACAAACACAGTCAGGAGACTCTAGGTCTATTCCATACCCATCAACTATAAATCCAGAAGCTGAAGCAGCGAAAGGAGTTGGTGGTGAGATTACTGGTTTCGATATTTGTTATGTCTTTAACAATGAAGATAGACATAAGAATGCAGAGTTGGAAGAGGATCAGAAATTCTATAAGGTATGGGAGAATCAGGCAGCAGTTAATACTGATGCCACATATAATAACACCACAAACTATACAAGGTATCAGACATGGGCAGATCGTAAAGGGTCAGTCCTCCGTGGTTGGGATGGCACTGATAGGAATTCATACATAGACACCTATGGTTTCCATGCAGATGACAAACCACAAAATTATAATTTACTTGTCACCAGAATGTTATTCAAAGATGGTAAGACAGGTATCCATTATGTAAGCACATACAATACTCCTGCTAGTGTGAAGAGACACATGCAGGCAGAGACACACTATGCCAGACTACAAAAATATGCTGATGATACATTTGCATGGTGGGAATCAAAGATGTCTGTTGGTGCCGATGACACTGATACACAATGGATGATTGATAACCTATACAATGGTATGCAACAAAATCCTGAGGTGAATACAAATATTGAGCCAGGTTATTTCATACAAGATTACTGGTTGATACCAGAGGACGATGAAAACCAAGAAGACCATGGCATAGGTGCTAACACTGCTAAGATTCGTGTTGGTATAACCTTCTGGGCAAAGGCAGAAGGATATGGATCAGGTGGAGGTAGACGAAAGACTAATTACTATGCTACAATAGAAATACTATCAGTCCTTGATTGGGGCGACGGATATGGTGAGGGTCAAGAGTTTATATTCTACTGGCCACCTAAGTATACTGATCGTGTCACTGATTATTCTACTGCCAATGGTGTCTCACCATATGACCCTACTCTTCCAGAGCACAGGTCAACCTCTGGGACATACAATCCTTTAAGTAAAGAGATACCATCCTCTGTCCAGATTAACTACGAGCCTACTGGTAGAGGTTATAGAGATACTAAGAGACCTGTCTATGATGCATTCTTCCAAGAGTCACATAACAAAGAGTCTATGTATTGGTTTATAGATAAGAAAGAATACAAGGACAGGATCAAATTTAAAGTCCGAATCAACGGTGTACAATGATGAAAGGTTTTGGTGAGCAGCCAGGTCGCACACGTCATAAAGACTGGGCAGACAAGTCACTACAAAAGACAACTAGAGAATTGAAAATGCTTCGTGAGGTCATTGAAAAATATAAAGATGATCCTGATGGTCGTCATAAGATGCTTAAGAAGATGAAGAGGTATTGGAATAGTCCTATTCAGACTATCAGAGATCTGGATATGAAACCTACTGGAAAGAATATAGTTGACGAATTAAGAGAAGTAAACTATGATGAGATGGTGGAAGACTATCGAGAAGAAGTTGGTATAGATTCACCTCATGACCCTGTTGATACTACAACAGACGAGGCAGAAAACATTAGAAATTATCTAGAAGGAAAATGAAGGTTGCTGTGATCGGTAGAGGTAGTGGCGGTTTAATTACCGCTATGAATCTGCTGACTTTCAACATGGATGTTGATGTATATTATGATCCCGAAACTTCACAACTTCCTGTTGGTGAGTCAACCACACCTCAATTTGCATCACTAATAGAATGCACATTAGGTTTAACCATTGATGATCTTATATCTCTTGGTCTTGCATCACGCAAGAAGGGGATAGAGTTTGTTGACTGGGGTAACTCAAAGCATTTCTATCATAGATTTCTACATGCAGATGCTATTCATTTTTACACTAAGACTCTTAACCCATTTCTTCAAGAGAATCTAGAGAAATATTGTAAGGTTAAGTTTATTGGCAAACGTGTTACTGCACTCCAAGCATTGCAGAATGAATACGATTTTGTTATTAACTGCTCGGGTGCTCTTAATAATCATAGAAAAGAGATTGACATACCATGCGTTAATAGTGTATTATATTTTGATGATCATAAAATACATGGTCATCCAGAGTATACATACCATCTTGCTCATGAGTATGGATGGAAGTTTAGTCTTCCATTTCCTGAGAAGGGACTTTCTAGAACGGGTTACCTCTACAACAGGAAGTATCAGAAGCATGCAGATGCAGAGATACTTTACTCTCATGGAGATCTATATGAATGGGTGCCTTCATACGCACCCGATATGATTGTCGGCAACAGGTTGGCACTGAATGGTAACGCTTTACTATTCTTCGAGCCTCTTCAAGCACTTTCACTTCTTCATTACGACATGGTTGCAAAAAGAATCTGCGACTATATTGTTAATGGCCAAACATCTGAGGAGAAATTGCTAGGTAATCTCTGGTATCGTAGGATGGTGGAGGCATACATTGATGCCCTCGCCTTCCACTATCAATACGGTAGTAAATACGATTCAGAATACTGGCAAGAGGTCAGTGAAAAAAGTGTCACAAGGGTTGGACATAAGTGGTGGAATGATGGTATGCTTATACACTCAGTCAGATCTTCATGGGGAGAGGGTAAAAATTCTCACCTCACAAAGCATCCTGACTACTACTACGCACCTGATCACACAGGTATTTTTGGTATCACTTGCATGTATCAATTACATGAGGGGTTGTCAGGAAGCACACACGCTTGACACAATCCCAAAGAAAATGTATACTAAATAACATTACAAAGGACTCGAAAGATCGTAACCCTGCGTAGATTAAAAAGACTTCCATGTCGGGAGGTCTAACATCCGCAGGATTTTTTTCTGCGAGAAACTAAAAACAAAAATGATTAAATCAACAATCGCTGCTTTAGCAGCAACCCCTCTTCTATTCTCTGGAGCCGCTTTTGCTGGTCCTTACGTTAATGTTGAAGCAAGTGGATCATATCCAGATGGAGCATATTCATCAGGCACATGGGAATTCCAACTTGGATACGAAGGCACAACTCCTAATGGAATTGACTGGTATGTATCAGGTGGTCCTACAGTAACTCATACAGAGTCTGCTGACGAGTTTGGTGACACTGAACTTATTGGTTACATCGGTGGTGGTAAGACACTTACTGATAGTGTAGGAATATATGGTGAGTTATCTGCAGCAACAAACGTTGATGACGTAGACTGGTCTGGAAAGGCAGGACTTAAGTACACTTTCTAAGTTAAATCCTATATAATAAACTAGGGGTCATATGACCCCTTTCTTTTTCTTTACATTATCATGGCAAAAATTCCTGCTACTACGACAATCTATACAAGAAATGGTTGTCCCTATTGCACAAAAATAAAAGAGGTGTATAATATGAATCGATGGAGTTACAACGAGATGAAACTTGATGTTAACTTCGGTCGTGACGCATTCTATGCTGAGTTTGGTCACGGTGCTACCTTCCCACAGGTAATCATTGGTGGGCAAAAAGTTGGTGGGTGCACCGACGCTGTAAAATATTTGAGAGAAGGAAAATTCCTGTAATGAAAATCAGACGCACCGATGAATTGTATGAGTTGATTGAAAAAGCAATCGATGAAGCATTCGCATCGAAGCGTTTCCTCTTTAGCATGTATGGATATCTAAAGGGTGCACAGTATACTCGTAAGGAGACTACAGCATTCATAGAATCTGGCACTGCTAACACACTTAATGAAACGATACTTGATCTTGATGCATACATCAAGGGTGGTGACAAGGTTTTGAGAGAAGCATACGGTCACATCCCTAAACCAGAAGCAAGAAAGATCAGAAAGTATCTTTATAAAATACTAGAAGATGCATGGACTTATGAAAAGGAAAGAAGACCTGGTCGTAAACGAGCTAAATAATGTTAAGCAGTATTAGGAGGCACCTATGGATTATTCTTTTCTATACATCTCCTTCTTTCTCACGATCGGAAGTTTCCTTGTTGGTTTTTTAATCTCTTGGAATATTAAAGCAGCATTTGATGAGTGGCAATCTAAGGCAGACTATGCTAAGATAGTTATGCATCCAGAAATGTATGATGGCGACGGTAATCTTGTAGACGATGACCTCTTCTACTTGCGTTATTCTGAGGAAGATGATACAATTACTGACAAAGATGATTAACAATGAATAAATTATTGATTTGTGAGATCTTGCAAAAGACTCACTCTGCTAAAACCAAGGCAGAGAAAGTTAAAATTCTTCGTAATAATAACAGTCAAGCATTACGCACTATCTTTATTATTAACTTTGATGAATCAGTTGTGCCACGAGTGCCACTTGGTGAGGACATTCCTTACACACCTAATGAGGCACCAATGGGGACTGAGCATACTAACTTGTTAGTTGAAGCGAAGAAGGCATACTATTACTTCAAAGGTGGAGCAGAGAATCTTTCTAACATGAAGATTGAATCTATGTTTATCAGAATGCTTGAAGGATTATACAAAGACGATGCCATAGTCTTTATTAAGGCAGTCAATAAGTGTCTACATAAGAAGTATCGCATTACAAAAGCGGTCGTTGAAGAAGCATTTCCAGAAATTAATTGGGGTAACAGATCTTGAGCGTCTATATTGATCCAAGAAAAACTAAAGAAACTAAAGTTGAAGTTAAAGAAGCTCCTAAGGAGGAGTGGATGGCGAAGATTGACCAGATGGATAACGAAGAGTTAGGTCGCAAGATTGCATCAGGACTCGGTTACCTCTTGATATCTCCGCTTGTTTTTATGCTCTTCTGGAATTGGATCATGCCAAGTCTCTTCGGACTAGCAACGCTAGGATACTTGAAGTCACTTGGACTACTTGTAATGGCACGACTAATTTTTAAGCATGACTAATAAAGTTTGTCTCATCAGTGTCACTCCTGACGCAGAGAAAACTATGGGTTACATTGCTCGTGTAAGTAATCCAAAAAACCAAGACAATCCTAACGTAGCAGGACTACTATCCTACTGTGTCAAACATCAGCACTGGTCTGTGTTTGAGCAGGCACACCTGACATTAGAGATCAATACCACTCGTGCCATGGCAGCACAGATATTGAGACACAGGTCATTCACATTTCAAGAATTCTCACAACGCTATGCAGCAGTTGATAAAGAGATTCCTGTCCCTGATCTACGTCGTCAAGACGATAAGAATCGACAGAATAGTATTGATGATGTGCCACAAGAAGAAAAGTATTTCTTACAGGGTAGGATCGCACAGTATTTTAATGAAGGAGTGGATTTATATAACGAATTATTGAGACACGGAATTGCTAAAGAGTGTGCTAGAATGGTATTACCTCTATCAACTCCGACCAAGATCTACATGACAGGATCAGTGAGATCATGGATACATTATATTGATTTGAGGACTGCACATGGCACGCAAAAAGAGCACATGGACATTGCAAATGCTTGTAAGAAAGTATTCATGTGTCAATTCCCTATCGTGTCTAAAGCACTTGAGTGGTGCGAAGACTGCGGATGCCCTGATGGGTGGGAAGATTTACAACCGTGTTTGAGGATAGACTAATGCCAATTTACAATGTCGTAAACAAAGAGACAGGAGAGAAACAGGAGTTTCAGATGTCTATATCTTCATACGAAAAGTGGAGAGAAGAAAACCCAGACTGGGATAAAGACTGGTCAGCAGGTGTCGGGGGCACAATCTATGGGTTACCTAAACAAACTGACGGTTTCAAAGAAGTCATGTCCAAAGTCCAAGCAGCACATCCTAAAGCAAATCTGAGTCGATACACCTAATGCCACGCAAAAAGACACTAGCAAACATACCAACTAAGGTCATGCG